GCGGGGGCGGCGGGGGCGCTATCCTCCGGCAATCCAGCCGCCTTGTTTAGCGCGGAGTCTGCTGCGTTGTACAGCCCCACAGCCCCACGGCCAGTGCCAGCGATTGCTCGGGTGGCTATGTCATTTACATCGAGCACGTTCTTCACAACAGCGTCAGAAGCGATCCCCATAGCCTTAATCGGCGCCCCGAAAGGGGCTGGGATAGAGGCGTACACTTCGCGCTGGTAGTCATTAAACCGATCAACAATCCCTCGCTTAGGCGCTGCGCTGCCTCTAGCAGCGGTTTGCGCCCCCGGGGCGACAGCAGGAATTGCAGGGTTCGGCACACTGACACCGCGCTGGGAGTTCTGGAAGTTACGCTCTATTGCCCTGCGGTTCTGTATTTGCTCTGCTCTAAAGTCGGCCATTGTATGTACCTGTCCAGTGGGTTAGCACCAGCTTGTCACCAGTGCGGTATCTATAGAGCTCGCGCTTTAAATCGCGCAGATACTTCAGCCAGCTCTCTTTGTATGTCTCAGCCGCTGCAGTGCTCTCGCCGTCCTCGTCTGGGATGATGAGGCATCGGTAAGCTGCATAGTCTACCAGAGCATGCTGGTGCTCTTCTGGTATTTCTGAGTCTGTGTCCTCGCTAACAGGGGTGCCCGGCATAACTGCACATAGCATCTCTATTGTGTATTCCGCGTCAGGCACCGGATAGAACGATACTCGCTTGTCGCCCAGATTTGTTGTGAAGTGCCTAGGGGTGCCTAGGGTGTCCATAATATGCACCCCGTACGCTGCCCCACGGAGCCTGCCTAGAGCCTGCCTAGAGCCTGCCACCCGGGAGGCATACACCCGCAAAATGCGGCGGTCGAGCGTATAAGTAGCGGTGTCCGCCTCTACGTCGAGGGGCACCTCAGTGTTGATAAGGACGTGCGTCTGCTTACACATAGTACGCTCGGCGTCGCGCAGGAGCTTGAGTATCGCTTCGTCAGCCCATAGGTACGGCGCGACCTCGTCCTGTATCAGCGATCTTACGTCGCTGATAAGCTCGTCGCCTGTCACTACTCAGCCCCAGCCAACTCTGCAGCTTCCGCTTCTTCCTGTGCTTTCTTTGCAGCTTCCGCTTCTTTCTCTAGCACAGCCATCCGCTTTTTCTCAGCCTCAGCCTCAGCCTTCTTATCCTTCTCGCGGCCTTTCTCGGCCGCCTTGGCTTGCTTAGCAGCGGCGTTCTTTTTGGCTGCGGCGCTGCGTTTCGTATTGGCCATCAGCTTTTTGGCGTCCGCCTCTGTGATGGGTTCCATATCGGGGTGGGTAGCTTGGAACTTAGTTACGATCCTCAGCTCCCCAGTCTTTTTGTTCTTTAAATATCCGGTCATGCTTATCTCCTATTCGTGAACGGCAGGGGCCGAAGCCCCCGCCTCTATTCAGCTATCCTCTAGCCCATCAGCGTGCACTCGACCACGACACGTACTTCTAGTACGGTCAGGTCTGCGGCTGCGGCTGGGCACGCCACTACGATCTTACTCGCGGCGGCGTAGAACTTACCAGCGGCGGCAATCAGAGCACCCGCGCCCTGAGTGAAGCCTAGCGCGTTCGCGTTCGCGGCGGCTACATACCCGTTAGGGTCTGCGCTGTCGCCCACGTCCACGGTGCTCGCTACGCCGTTGGCGTTGACGACTTCGATGAACACGTTGTGCACTAACGTACCGGCAGGGATATTCATTACTTCCGCAACGTCAGCCCCCGCAGTAGTCAGTCCACGCTTTGAGGCGTCGAAGGTGCCAGTAAGCACGGTTTGGGCGGGAGCACCTGCAGCGTTGCCTCCAGAGGAAGCCGCGATGTTGGGCCCGCCATTGATGTAGTCAGTATAAGTTGCCATGATTGATTACCTGTTATGTTGCGTTATAAGCGTAACCAGCGACGAGAGAATCGCCGTCAATGACCTTAAAGCCAAAGATCTGCAGGCCGCGCATGATGTCACCAAAGGTAGACTCAGCACGAAGCGTCTCTGTTTTCACCAGCTGGGAAGCGAAGGTCAGGCCTTGCTTAACCCCGGCGATGAAGTCAAAGGCTTCGTTAGCACCATCGGTTACGTGGGACAGGTTGTTGCTCGTGTAGATAGTGAACCTGTCGATCATACCCACCCGGCCGTTACGCAGTGGGGAAGACCCGTCTTGGGTCAAGGAAGCATCCTTGATGTCAGACAGCTTCAACAGCGTAGTAGCCCAGTAAGGCAATACCAGAAACCGGCCTGTCTCTGGGCGGTTCTGCTCGTCCAGCACCTGACCCATGTTAAGAATCAGGTCGAGGATGTTGGCCTTGGTTACGCCCACAGGAGTACCAGTTACGCCGAGGTTGATATTGCCCGAGATGCGACCCGCAGTAGCGCCTTTGTTGAGCGCAGAAATATCAGGCACGATAGACCCGAGGACCTGTGTGTCGATGTTGATTTTCATCTGCTCAGATGCGTCTTGCGACCACATATTCATAGCAACGATGTCACGCTGGATAGCCTGCACGTCGTCGATGATAGCGGCCCAGTACTTGCCCTTGTCGATCAGTAGCTCCACCTTGGTGCCTTTAGGGCGCTGCAGGGTGAGGTTCTGGCCAGACTCGTAGTCATTGATGGCAAGAGTTGGGATGGTACGAATGATAACCTTGTCGCCTTCCGACTTGATTTCACCTTCGTAGTTCGTGTTCGAGATTGCGGTCAGAACAGTTGTATCGTAGAACTTCTCGATCAACTTCTTAGACCAAATCTCAGGGATAAAAGTACCCGAGTAGGATACACCCCCATTTACGACTGGATAAGTCATGTCTAAATCTCCGTAGAAATAGTGTTAATTACGCCGCCCATCTACCGTCAGATTGGGCAGCAAACATATCGCGCTCCAGAATGTTAAATTCCTGCTTGGTGATCTCTCCCCTTCGCAGGCCATCGTAGAGCTCATTAACGGCGGCGGCGTTCCATGTACGCTTCTGACCTTGTGCCGGTGCGGCAGCAGTTGTTTTGCCCGGGGCGACAAGTTTTTCTTTCGCGGACTTTCTTGCAGTTGCTGCTACCTCTTGCAGCTGGGGCTTTTGTCCACCACCTACCTCTTTCTGGTATGCAGTGAAAAACGCCGAAGCTCTGTTAGCATCCCCCGCCTGTACAGCGCTGCCTAGTAAATCCAGCCGCGCTACACCCGCGAAATTATCTTGTTCTCCTAACCACGAATTAAAACCTTCGTCTGTGTTCAGGGCTTCCCAATCCGGCACTAGTCGGTCAAGCGCTGCGTCGAAACTACTCCTTGCGGTAGTAGCTGCACTCTGGGCTACGTGCTCTAGTGAGCCCTCTAGCTTAGAGAATCGTTTTGCAAACTTGTCCAGTATCGCTTCACTTGCAGACAGGGCTACTTGGTTTGATATTTGCTGAACCATGTCAACCATATCACCGCCATACTCGTCCACGAACTGCTTAGTGTCTAGTTCCGGTTTTGGGGCTTCTGAACTACTGGCCTCTTGCGCTGGGTCTTTGTCAGCCATCCGGCTAATGACCTGTCGCATGGCAGTCAGCTCTTCGTCTTTCTTCGCAATCATGCCTTGGGCGACTCTATGACGCTGGTCAGCCTTCTCTAGGTCCTTGCGGATCTCAGCTAGCTGGGCGTCGTGGTCTGCTTCTGCATCTGTACTTTGGTCAAGCGCTTGGTCCGCTTGCACGCCTGTATCGTCCGGGCTTTCTCCCGGCTCGGGGATGGCAGCATCCGTCTCAGCTACTGGGTCTTCTACCGTCTCAGCTACGGGGCTATCAGCCTCTTCGCTCTGCGGTTGATTCAGTGCTTCGATCATTCGGTCGGCCTCTTCTCCTGCTTTCTTTGGGTCAAACTCTGACATTGTCGTGTTCTCGTTGATGTACCGGACTTAGCTTTTCTTTCGATGCCTCGCCTATACTGTTCATAAGTTGTCCGAGGCAGTAGATATGGCTTTCATAATAGCCTTTATCTCCTGCACGCGGCCTTGTGCCCATCGCACTGAGACATCATCCTTCATGCTTTCCATCTGGTCTTGATGTCTCTCTAGGCGGCTTTTCAGCCACTCAGTTAGGTGGGGCTCTGAGGCATTAACTCTCGCTAGTGACTCAGTTACCCGTCTGTCCATTTTCATAGTGTATCACACTCACTGCGCAGAGCGCATGTTGTTATTGCTGAAGTTAGCTGTGGGGGGCTGCCCCGTGAACAGCTGGTCTTGGTTAGGCTGGCTTATCGCCGACTGCCCGTCGGGGCCCTGCCCGACCGGAGCTGGTTGCGGTTGCGGTTGCGCATCCGCCTTAGGTACTATCCTATTGACATCCAT